TCGTTAGATGTCGTAAAGGTAATATTTGGAAGGATTTAAAAGAAGAAGAATTAAATGAAAAAGTAAAAGAAACATTACGTACTTGGTTTTCACGTAAAGGACCTAAAGGAAAAGAAGGAGGATGGGTAGATTGTAATGCACCTGATGGAGATGGAGGTTACAAAGCATGTGGTAGAAAAGAAGGTGAAAAACGTTCAAAATATCCTTCATGTCGTCCTACACCGGCTCAATGTAAAACACCTGGAAAAGGTAAAAAATGGGGTAAAACAAAATGATTAAATTAACAGACTTACTTAAAGAACAAACACAATCAGAAAAATCTCCTCCGTACATGTATTCACCTGTGGGATTTGGTTGTCATGTTTGTAAATTCTACTATGTAGAAAATGAAAAACATATGTGTGGTAATTCATATTATCAAGAACATATAGGAACAGCTGAACTAGTAGATAATGAAGGAAATCAAATTAAAGACCCTTCAAAATGGTGTTCAAATTGGTTTTTACCTAAAGGAGAATGACCCCATACACAGACATAGAAGTTACAGACAAATACATAACGTGAATAAAAGAAATGATTAAACTTATAGACATATTAAAAGAAATTACTGAAGGTAAACAGGTAGGAGAAATTTACCATTTTACAGCATTAAGATTTATATATGATATATTAGAATCTGGGAAATTAGAACCCTCACCAGAGAGATCAGAAAAATTGGGGTTTATATCATTTTCAAGAAATAAAGCTTTACCAACTTTAGGAGGTTTTAAATCTCAAGTTAGAATAACAGTAGATGGGGATAAATTATCAAATAAATACCAAATTTTCCCTTATGCCCAAATTGATCCTGAAACTGAAACAGATAAACAAGAATTGGATAATCCATACTCTAGATCTACCCAAAACTCCGAATCAGAATTAATAATTCCTTCTAAAAAATATGGTGGTAAAATTGATATAATACCTTATATTAAAAAAGTAGATATTATAATTTATGATTATATGAACGTGTATGATGATGACCAAATGGAAAAAATTAAGAAAATAACCGATATCTCTAAAAAACTAAACATCCCTGTAAATTATCATAAATACCCAAATCGAAAAAATAAGTCATATTGGTCTTCTCAAAGAAATAAAACTATAAACTAAAAAATTTAACTAATTCTTATTCTTTTCATCTAAAATCAAATGACCCCATACACAGACATAGAAGTTACAGACAAATATATTATTCGTGAGTTTAACGAAAATATAGACCCAATTGAACTTTTATGGCACCGTGATAATGAAGATAGAACAATTGAAATTATAGAAGATACAGATTGGCAAATTCAATTAGATAATTGTTTGCCTACCTCACTAAAAGAACATATATTTATACCAAAACATGAGTGGCATCGTGTTATTAAAGGAACAGGAACATTAAAATTAAAAATACATAAATCGTGAAGACATCTCAACTTAAACAACTCATTAAAGAGGAAATTAAAAAAATCTTATCTGAAAATCTACAAGACACAGCTTTATCTTTAATTGAACCAGGCCATTACCTTGTAAAATATACTACAGAAAATAGAGATGGAACTGGTGGTGAGATGGAATATACATTTACTAAACAAGATAAACTAGAAGATGTTAACCCATATAATTTTTGGAGAGGTGTAGCAAAAGACGATCCTTTCTTTGAAACAGGAGATAACATAATTTCAGTAGAAAAAATTTAAACATTTAGACTAGATCTATAGCCTAGTCGCTTAAAAAATATTTTTGGAGTTGTAGCCCGATCCTTGGATTGGGCTACTTTTTTTTATATATTAAATGTAAATAGGGGGTTGGTCTGATGGAACTTTACAATATGTATAATAAAACGATATGGTTAAAATTTACGTATTAGAGAAAAATGGTGTTCCATTTTATGTTGGAAAAGCAAAAGATTCAACTAGAAGAAAACACGCTCATAGAAGAACATTTGGTTTAGACATTCAATCTTATATTATAGATGAAGTAGAAGATTGGAAATTTTGGGAAAGTTATTGGATAGAACAATTCAAATGTTGGGGTTTCAAATTGGAAAATAAAAATAATGGTGGAGGTGGTCCTTCAAGTTATACTGAAGAACAAAAACAAAAAATGAGAAAACCTCGTATAGAAGGAACTGGAGATAAAATAAGTAAAACATTAAAAGAAAGAAACCATTCACAGTACTATACAGAAGAGGTTAGACAAAAAATGGCAATCCCTCAAAAAGGCAGACCCAAACCATTTACAGAAGAACATATAAAAAATGTATCAAAAGCTAATTTAGAATCTAAAGGAAAAACAGTAGAATGTTATATATTAAACGGGAATTTTATTAAAGATTTCCCATGTTTAAGAGAAGCAAAAATTTGGCTTTTAAAAGAAAAATCTATATATTCACCCAATATAGATAAACAAATAAAAGATTGCTGTAATGGTAGACAAAAAACATGTCATGGATTTAAATTTAAATATAAATAATAAAATGGAAAAAAAGAAAATTGTAATTGTTGGTGGAGGAGTTGCTGGTATATGTGCTGCTACTAAACTTATAGATAACGGATACCCTGGAGAACTTATCACAGTAATCGACATGGGTAAAGACCCTTACAAACGCCAACCAGATGAAGTCATGTCAGGCTTCATGGGGTGTGGACTTTGGAGTGATGGCAAGTTAACATACCATACCTCTATTGGAGGTCAACTCTCAAAGTACTGTGGAGAAGACAAAGCATATGATTTAATGGACCAGGTTATAGAAATGGTAAAGCGTTTCCATCCTAAACCAGAAGCTATTATGTATTCTAACCCCACTGAAGAACCAGACTTCATTAAACCATATTTCGGTCTGCGTTTATTTGGGGTTTATCATATTGGAACTGACTACCTACACGAAATAGGAAAAAATTGGTACAGTTATTTAGTTGAAAAAGGTGTAAAGTTTATTTGGGAAACTAAAGTAACCAATATTAATTTTAATAACCAAACATTAAGAGTAGAATCTAAAGAGGAAAATAAAGTAAAATGGGATTGGGTTGGAACATATGATGAACTTATCTTTGCTGTAGGTAAATCAGGTATTGATTTTGCTCAACAACTAGCAAACGAATATGAACTACCAGATGAACCTAAATCAGTACAAATAGGCTGTAGATTCGAAGCACCACAAGAACACTTCCAAAAACTAATTGACATTTCATATGACTTTAAATTATATAGAAAATTTGATAATGAAGGTGTTTCTCTACGTTCATTTTGTACAAACAATAATGCCGCTTATGTTGCTGTAGAGGAAACATATGGTGATCATTCATATAATGGACATGCTAAAAAAGACGAAGCATATAGAAATAATATGACTAACTTTGGTATTTTAATGGAAATTAATGGTATTGAAGATCCATTTACTTGGTCACGCAATGTAGTAAATAAATTACAGTTTAATGGAACTGGTTTATATTATAGTCCAACACGTGTTCCATCTCAAACATCAGAGGGTAATAATGTAACATCATATCAAATTGAATTTTTAGATGGTGTAAGAGAGGTAATGGGTGGTTACTTTCAATATGTAGAAGATTTTATTGAAGATATGAAAAAAGTATTCCCAACATTGGGAGATGACTGGGGGATCTATATACCCGAGTGCAAGTACCTCAGCCCAGAAGTAAAAGTAGATTACTCTAGTTTATCTTTAATAGATTACTCTAATGTATACTTTGCTGGGGATGCTCTTTCAGCTCGTGGTATAACAGTAGCGGGAAGTCAAGGAATATATATTGCTGAAAGTCTTTTAAAATAAATCGACTTTAACGTCTGGGACGTATATGTATAATAAAATATTATGCGTCCCTACATTTATTTAGTTAAAAACCCACAAGATAAAATAATTTATATTGGTCAACAAATAGGAACTAAATCTATAGATGAATATAAAGGTTCGGGTTTACTGTTAAATAGAGCATATAAAAAATATGGTGAAAGTGATTTTAAACGAGAAATCATTGAATACTGTGATATAAGTGAATTGAATGATAAAGAAAAATTATATATAAAACAATATAATACAAAATTCCCGCATGGATATAATTTAACTGATGGTGGAGACGGAAACAAAGGTTTAAAATTTACTAAAGAACAAAAACAAAAAATTAGCCAAAATAAAATGGGACATGAATGTTATTCTAATCCTAAAAGAGGAGAAAAAATAAGACAAGCTAAATTGGGTAAAAAACAAACCCAAGAAACTATTAATAAAATAATTCAAACCAAAGCATCTAAACATAAAATTCAGATTAATTTGAATTTAAAAGGACAACATAAAAGTAACTCCCAAAAAACCATACTACAGTATGATCTCCAAAACAATTTGCTCAATGAATTCCAATCAGCCCAGGAAGCAGGTAGATGTATAGAAAAATCAGGTAATCAAATAGCAGATTGTGCTGCTGGGAGACAAAAAACAGCTTATGGATTTATTTGGAAATATAAAAATTAATTAATATATTAAAGTTATGAAAATAGGATTTACAGGAACAATGTCTGTAGGTAAAACTACATTAGTTAATGCATTAAAAGAATTACCGGAATTTAAAGAATATTATTTTGCAACAGAACGTTCAAAATATTTACGTGATTTAGGTATACCATTAAATACTGATTCAACAATAAAGGGTCAATTTGTATTTTTAGCTGAACGCGCCTCTGAATTACTTATGCCTAGAGTCATAACAGACCGCACAGTTATAGATGTAATGGCTTTTACACGTTTAGCTGAATCAATTCCATATTATATAGGTGACGAGATCAATCAAGCAGCATCTCATTTAATTAGCGAATATGATTATATATTTTATATATCACCTGAGGGAGTTGAAATAGAGGACAATGGTGTTAGAACAACAGATGCTAAGTATAGAGATGAAGTTGATTTTGAAATCCAAAAAATACTAAGAAAATACCCCCATAAAACTAAAAACTTTACAGTTTTAACTGGTAGTGTTGAGGAAAGAATACAGAAAGTTAAACAAACGATATTCTCATAATATTTATAAATAAAAATATATAAAATGAAAAAAACTCGTTTACTCGAAATAGTACGTGAAGAAATTGCTTTCGCGTTAAGAGAAGGTGAAGCTGAAGATAAAGCGGCTCAAATGGCTGCAGTTAAAGCCACTGATCTAGAAATTAAAGCTTTACAAAAGAAAAAAGCTGAATTGATGAAAACTGGTGTTGCTGAAACACAATTAAATGAGATTGAACAATTAGCAGAAATGGCTAGTATAGTTCAATTAAAAACCCAATTAGAAAAACAAGGCAAAAATGCTGAATTATCTGCTGTAAAAGCAGCCGAAAAAGCAACCATTGATAAATTAAAACAAAACCCAGTATTTTCGGGTGAAGGTAAAAATGCAAGATTAAAAGGGTATGTATCCGCACTTAAAAAAGAACTTAAAGCAGAACACGATATTAATTTGCAAGATTTATTAACTAAAGTTATGCTTGATGCTGAAAAAGCAGGAGATAAATTTAAAGACGATATTGCAACTAACACAATTGAAAAAGATGCAGCCGCTCAAGTACTAGGAACAGAAAAAGGTCAACGTGGTAGAAAAGCATCTGAAGAAAAACCAAAAGCAGAAAAACCAAAAGCAGAAAAAGCACCTAAAGCTGAACCTAAAGCTAAAGAAACTAAACCAGACGATGAAGAAGGGCCTTCATCTAAAGAATTAGAAAAAGATGAAACAGCAAAAGAATTAGGTAGCACACCTGAAGAAAAAAAAGTAAAATTTAATCAATTTTTAGCATCTGTTAAGAAAAATAAAGAAGATAAAGCTAAAATTGATGGAATATTAAAACTAGCAAAAGATAAATTCAAATTTTCAAAAACAATGCTCGATGATTTGAAACGAGCAGCTGGCAGAGAAGTTGAAGCTTAATTTTGCTTAAATGTTTTTTATTACTACATTAACATAATCATGTGTCTGCCCTAATATAGAGCAGACACTTTTTTCTAAAATTATGACTATAAGAACTAAAATAATACTTGGATTATTAGCCGCATTAACAATATGTTTAATAGCATTATATGGTTTATTTAAATTGTATCAACACGAAAAAGAAGAAAGAAAACGATACAATAACAATATGGTTGCTCTTATAGAAGATAAAAGCAGACAACAAGCACTTACACTAAATGAACTCAAAAAGTTATACCCCAAATATGATTCTTTAGCTAAAGTACTTAATATTAAAACCAAAACAATTACAGACATAGTAGAGACTAGATACCGTTTTAAAGATTCTACATTAACTAGCACTATACTAAAAAAAGACAGCATATCAGAAAAAGCATATTTTACTTTAACTGAAAAATGTTACAAATTTTCGGGGTTTATTAAAAAAGATTCCATATCTTTCACCAATAAAGAATTTAAAGATAACTTAACAACATTTTTATATAAAGACTGGGAGAAAAAATATTTGTGGGGATTACTAAAATTCAAACCATATTACACTTCTAAAGTATATAGTGAATGTATGCAAGATACAATTGCAGTCATTAACAATATAAAGATTAAAAAATAATATGTCCGATTTAAAACAAGCAATACGAGAAGAATACATCAAATGTGCTGCATCCCCAGCGTACTTCATGAAAAAGTATTGCTATATTCAACATCCAAAACGCGGACGTATCCAATTTAATTTATACCCATTTCAGGAACGTGTTTTAACATTATTTCAAGAAAATCCATATTCGATTGTTTTAAAATCTAGACAGTTAGGTATTTCTACTTTAAGTGCTGGTTATTCTTTATGGTTGATGATGTTTCATCAAGATAAGAACGTACTTTGTATTGCAACAAAGCAAGAAACTGCAAAAAACATGGTTACAAAGGTTAAGTTTATGTACAATAACTTACCATCTTGGCTTAAATTCCCAAATAAACCAGAAGAAGAAAACAAATTAACATTACGCTTACCAAATGGCTCCCAAATAAAAGCCACTTCAGCATCAAGTGATGCAGGTCGTTCAGAAGCAGTTTCTTTGCTACTAATAGACGAGGCAGCTTTCATCAATAATATAGGTGAGATATGGGCCTCAGCTCAACAAACCTTAGCTACTGGTGGTGGATGTATTGCATTATCTACACCTTATGGTACAGGTAATTGGTTCCATAAAACATGGGTTGCTTCCGAAATGGGAGAAAACAGCTTTTTACCTATTCGTTTACCTTGGAGTGTACACCCTGAAAGAGATCAATCATGGAGAGACCAACAAGACGCTGATTTAGGTGTTAAAATGGCAGCACAAGAATGTGACTGTGATTTTAGCACATCCGGTGATACTGTGTTTTTAGCAGATGAAATTGAATTTTACGAAAAAACATATGTAACAGAACCACTTGAAAAACGTGGAGTTGACCAAAATTTATGGATTTGGGAACCTGCGGATTACTCACGTAACTACTTAATTACAGCGGATGTTGCTAGAGGTGATGGAGCCGATTATTCTACGTTTCATATAATTGATATTGAAACATATAAACAAGTAGGTGAATATAAAGGACAAATTGGTACAAAAGATTTTGGTTACTTACTTGTAGCAATAGCTACCGAATACAATAATGCTTTACTAGCCCCAGAAAATTCTAGTATAGCTTGGTCAACTATTCAAACTATCCTTGATAGAGGGTATCATAATTTGTATTATTCACCTAAAGGAAATGCTTTAACAGTGGATAGC